TAAATGTTTCCCTTACTTTATCTTGAGTCTCTTTAATCTTACCCTGCAATGTAGACACTAGAATGGTTGCGTGTTTTTCATCTAATAAAAATCCATTAGATCTTTGCTGATCTATTATCTTAGCTACATCGTGTTCAAGTATAACAGATTTAGAAGAGAACCCCTTACTCTCAGTCTTTAGAAACTCATAGACTTTATAGTTTAAAAGAACATCCCTTTCACAATAGTCTAGCATCTCAGGAGAATAGAAATCCCAAGCATCTTCCTGTTTACCATAATCGCCTTTGATGTAATCTAAACGATAACCCCAACTTTCTAATCCATGACCGCCTTCTCTAGTGGGTTTAAATAAACGACTAAGAACTAAAGTATCAACTATCTTTTTATCATAGAGATCAATACCTGCTACCTTCTTAATAGCTGGTATATCATATCCAAGAATGTTATGTCCTATAAGTTTATCTGCATTAGATAATAACTTTAATCCTCTATCAAGAGAAGAAACACCAAACTTATAAGTTTCTTGAGTATCTATATTATAGGCTACTAAACAAAATAACTTAGTAGGATCTAGTCCGTTTGCCTCTATATCAAAGACAAGGTTCATAACTCTTCACCAGCAGTTAGATCCTCTACATCTATTTCAGTTAATCTACCAT